CGTATGCAAGACAAGGAGAGCATTGCCGGGGTGTCATGGCTGGTTCTGCTGATCATTGCTTACCGGGATGGACTTGTCCACTACCTGATAGATGTGAAGCAGAGCAAGGCAACATGGAGCTTGATCAATGCTCTTGCCCAAATGGTGGTTTCAGGGTTTACCGGCGTTATTGCTGGTCTGGTGAGCATTGAAAGCGGACTGAGCATTTACATGATACTGGCCACTTCCGGAATTAGTGGGGCAATGGGTTCTGTTGCTTTGACCTATTTCTGGGAGCGCATTACCGGAGTTAAGGCGCCATGACAGCAGATCAGATTATCGAGGGCATCCTCGGTAAAGAAGGGGGTTACGTAAATAACCCGAATGATAAAGGCGGCCCAACGCGCTGGGGTATCACGCAGACTACCGCCCGCGCATATGGCTATAAGGGCGATATGAAGGCGTTACCACGGGAAACCGCCAAAGCCATTTACCTGTCGCAATACTGGACAGAACCGAAGTTTGACCGCATCGCCGAGTTGTCGCCATCCATTGCGCAGGAGTTATGTGATACCGGCGTGAACATGGGGCCGCGTGTCGCAAGTACATTCCTGCAGCGCTGGTTATCGGCGCTGAATATGCAGGGCAAGCTCTATCCGGACCTGAAGCCGGACGGTGCAATCGGCAATCTTACCATCGCCGCCCTGAAAAGTTATCTCGCAGTTCGTGGCAAAGACGGCGAAGCCACGCTGCTGAAGGCGCTGAATTGCAGCCAGGGGGCTCGCTATCTTGAGTTGGCCGAAGCGAGGCCGGCTAACGAAGCGTTTCTATACGGCTGGGTTAAAGAGCGGGTGAACCTATGACGATGATTATTTTTGTCCTGTTGGCGCTGGTGGCCGTGCTCGTTCTGTTGCTACTACGCAAATATACCCGGCTGGAGTTTGTTGGCCATGCCCGCCTTTTGCTGAAAACGTGGTCTGTAAGGCTAGGGGCCGCCGGGGCGCTGCTTGGCGTTTGGGCGCAGTCGTTCCCGGATGCCGCTCTGCATGCCTGGGCGATGTTGCCGCCAGATATCAAGAGTATTTTGCCGCCCAACGTTGTGGCGATGATTAGTCCCGCGCTGGTGCTACTGGCGGTGCTATCGCAATACGTACGCCAGCCGGCATTGAAAGATAAGGCCGACGGACTGAAGGGGCCGCAGCAATGAGTTTCGAAATTATTGCAGGGCTGGTGGTTGTGATACTGGGAGCTATCGCCGGCGCGTTCGGTATCGGCCATGCACGCGCTACCAGTAAGGCCGAAGAAAAGGCCGAGCAGCAACGCACTGAGGAGAAAGCGGCCGCCAGCGTCGCCGCGGCAGAACGTAAAGCAGATGTTATTCAAGAGGCCAGCGATGTACAGCAGACAGTTAGCCATATGCCTGATGACGCTGTTGATCGGGAGCTGCGCGAACAATTCACCCGTAAAACCTGAAGTCATCGATACCGCCTGCAGCTGGGTGCGGATCATCTACCTGACCGACCACGATATTGACGTGCTGGACTCGCAGACCAAACGCGACATTCTGGCGCATAACAAATCAGTGCTGGCGAACTGCCCGCAATCAACCGAAAAGGCTACGAAATGAGTGAAGCAAAACCGCAGGACGGCAGCACCGTAAAGGGCTACCGCACATTAACCACGGGCGACATTGAGCGTATGAACCGCCTTAAAGGTGTCAGCCGCCACTTCTGTAGTTTGCTTGATACCGAGCGAGGTGAATTGTTGGCTGTTCGTAATGGTCCGGCAATGTTAAGCACTGAGCAGGCTCGGGAGATTGATGAAGCTATGCGCAGCCTGTCTATCGCGCGCACCAAAATGCAGGAAGCCTGTATGTGGGCATACCGCGCAGTTGCCCGGCCTGATGCAGATTGCTAACCCCATCAAGGGATAAATCATTCACTATCCCCTGCTGGGGATTATTAATCTTGAAGGTGATTCAATGACCCAACATATTGGCGTGAAACTGATTAACGCTTTTCCGATGACCCGCCTGGCCTACAACGATTTTCGCGGCTGGCAGCTCCCATCTGACGAGAACGGCGCGGATGAAGGTTATCTGGTTGAATATCTGGACGGCGGAAAACCTAACACCGATCGCTTTGATGGATATGTTAGCTGGAGTCCGAAAGAAGTATTCGAAAAAGCTTATCGCCCGGTATCAGGGTTAAGTTTTGGCCTTGCCATTGAAGCGCTCAAGCAGGGTAAGAAAGTTGCCCGCGTTGGCTGGAATGGTAAGGGGATGTATCTGTTCATTATCCAGCAGAATGCTTGGGGGTTTGAGTGTGACCTGGACGGAGTTAATGGCCTTGTGACGCTGCCATGCATTTGCATGAAGACAGCGGACGATAAATTAGTGCCGTGGCTGGCTAATCAGACCGATATTCTGGCCGAAGACTGGCAAGTCGTTTAACTATGACATAGGCATTACAGAAGCTATTCAAAGTGAGTGGCTTCGATAATGTCACGGCGAGGTAAGTCAAATGAGCACTACTGGAATACTGACCGCAAAGGTCACGCTACGGCCATATATGAAGCCGCTACTCATATTGTCGGCATTGCTGCGCTGGAACTGGCTCACCGACAAATGCTTTAAGATTGAGGTCGTGAGCGGTAACGAGGCAGAATTATAAAGTTCTGCAAATGGTGTCTGCAAAGCACCATTGACAGAGTTTTATGTAAGTTTCATGTACTACCGGTTAAATAATTTCCCAGTGAGTATTCGGGCAACCCAGAGGAATGTTCTGTATGGCTGATTTTGAAGACCGCCGACCATTCCCTCCTGTTAACTTCACTGGCGAAAACTGGCTGCCGTATACCCGGCTTATCCCGGCAACAGAAATCGGAGAGTGGGTAAATCAGCACATACTCTCGGAAGAGGGGCGAATCCATAACCCCGACCATGAACACCTCGTTAGCGCTCTGGCTGACGCTGACATTACTTTCATGTGGGCTTCTGGCTCATTCGCCAAAAGCGGGCGCATTGTGCTGGGTCAGTGTGAGCAGGTAATGATGCGCGCTGGCGGCTGGCAGAAAGCCCGAATGGAGCAGCAGATGCATGAATGGTTCGGTCGCATACCGAAGTTCATCATCACCCTGGCAGCTGACTACTGCGAGCAATGCAACGATCTGGAGTTCTGCGCACTGGTAGAGCATGAGCTTTACCACATCGCCCAGGCTACCGACGACTATGGCGCGCCGAAGTTCAACAAGGAGACCGGAATGCCGGTGCTCAAACTTCGCGGCCATGACGTCGAGGAATTCGTTGGAGTGGTCCGGCGTTACGGCGCCAGCAAAGACGTACAGGAAATGGTGGATGCGGCGAACAGGCCGGCGGAGGTTGCTCATATCGATGTTGCCAGAGCGTGCGGGACGTGCATGCTGAAACTGGCGTGATTTTATACTGCTTTATACGGACGGTGGTTTATGGCTGCACTAAAACCAGAAGTGAGAGCCTTTATCGTTCAGGAGCTCGCTTGCTTTGATACGCCATCCCAAATCGTCGATTCCGTACAAAAAGAATTCAAGGTTCAGGTGACGCGCCAGCAAGTGGCGTCGCATGACCCGACAAAAGTGGCAGGAAAAGGCCTGGCGCAGAAATGGGTCGATCTCTTCAACCATACCCGTGACCGCTTTCTCAACGAAATCTCCGACATCCCGATCGCCAACAAAGCCTATCGCCTGCGCGTCCTGCAGCGAATGTCGACGACCGCCGAAGGTATGAAAAACCTCGGCATGACAGCTCAGTTACTGGAGCAGGCTGCAAAAGAGGTTGGCGACGCCTACAGCAACAAGCAAAAGGTCGAGCTTACCGGCAAAGACGGCGGCCCACTGAATCAGGTGACGTACACCGCTGAAGACTATGCGAAGGCCCAGCAGAAGCTGGAGGGAAGGTTAGAAGGGCTGGACTGATATGAGCGGAATTATCGAATGGGATGACCTGTCATTCCCGGAGCGCGTGATCATCCGTTCAAAGTCCACGAAGTCATTCCTGAACTTCACCCGGATATGGTTCGAGCTCATTCAGGGCGATCGGCTGCTGGTCAACTGGCATCACCGCCTGATGGCTTCGAAAATTGATGATCTGCTTGCCGGGCAGCTTGTCCCGCGAAACCTCATCATCAACATCCCGCCCGGCGGTACAAAAACAGAGTTCTTCTCCATCCACTTCCCGGCGTATGTCAACGCCCTGGTGCAGGAGAAGCGGCTTAAACGCTTTCGCAACCTGAATATCTCTTTTGCTGACACGCTGGTAAAGCGTAACAGCCGGCGCACCCGCGACATTATCGCCAGCCGCGAATACCAGGAGTTCTGGCCCTGCTCGTTTGGTGTCAACCAGGCTGAAGAGTGGGAGATAAAGGACGAGCGAGGGCGTTCAATAGGGCAGACGGTATCGCGCTCAAGCAACGGGCAAATCACCGGCGGTCGTGGTGGCTACTACGGCCCTGAGTTCTCCGGCATGGTAATGCTGGACGACTACAACAAACCGGTGGACATGCTCAGCGAGTCCCGCCGTAAAAGCGCGAATACGCTGCTGGTAAACACCATTCGCTCACGCCGCGGCGATAAGTCGAAAGAGCACCCGACGCCATTTGTAAGCATCCAGCAGCGCCTGCACACCGACGACGCAACGGGATTCATGCTTGCCGGCGGAATGGGCGTGCCGTTTCACCATGTCGCCATACCGGCCATGATCGACGAGAAGTACATCCAGTCTCTCGATGAGCCATGGCGCTCGCTTTGCTGGGAGACGGTCAAAGATACCGATTCGGTGGTCGTGGGTGGGGTTCGCTACTGGTCCTACTGGCCGCAGATGGAAGACGTAAACGACCTCCTGCAACTGTGGGAAAAGGACCGCTACACCTTCCTGTCGCAATACCAGCAAAACCCGATGGCGCTGACTGGCGGGATTATCGACACCAGCTGGTTCAGAACGTACACCACCCTGCCGAAGCTAACGCACCGTGCCGTGTATGTCGATACGAACAGCGGGAAGGTAGAGGACTGGCTGGATTACACCGTGTTTACGCTGGCTGGCATGGGCGTGGACGGTAATCTGTACATCATCGACGTCGTTCGCGGTCGATGGGACCCGGAAGACCTCCTGAAGAAAGCGGAAGAGGTTTGGGAAAAGTGGCGCCTGTCTGGCTCCATGCGGGTTATGCCGCTGCGTCATATGGCCATTGAAGAAAAGCAGGCCGGGCAGGGCCTTATCACCACCCTGAAAAAACGTAGTCATACCCCAGGACAACTCGCCATTCCGGTGAGGGAAATCCCGCGCGGGACCGGACAGAACAAGCTCGTTCGCTGCCTTAACGTCATCCCCCAAATCAAAACCGGGAAAGTGTTCGTCCCCGCGACGCACACCGACGACGGAAAGAAGCTTTCCAGCATCTTCTACGAGGACGGCACGATCGCAGGCTCAACAGACTGGGTGCTGACGGCGATGACGGAATGCGCCGCTTTCTCCGCTGATGACAGTCACGACAACGACGACATCATTGACACCTGGATGGACGCAATCGACGACAACCTGATTTCCGGCCCGCAGCCGATGGTTATCGACCCGAATCAACTCAGGAGAATTTAAGTGTGGTGGTTTAAAAAGAAAGAAGTCGCCGCGCCTGAGCCGGCTAAAGAACCCGAAGCGCCGAAAGTCGGGATTAGGCCGGAAGCAGTGGCCGATGTCCGTGCAGCGCCGAGAAGAGAGTTTCAGCGCTACGAACCTCCGAAAGGCGTGATCCCTGAGGCCATTAAAAGCGCCATTCTGGCAATGGACTCCACGCCTTACGATGCCCTCAATGCTGCGTATGCCGGTTACGGCTACGGCGACTTCGAGAGTTTCCCCGGCTATCCGTACCTGGCCACGCTGGCGCAGAAACCTGAATATCGCAAGATGGTGGGCACCATTGCGGAAGAAATGACCCGCAAATGGATAAAGCTCAAAACCGTCGGCGATGAAGACAAAGCGGATCGGGTAAAGAAACTCGAAGAGGCCATGAAGCGGTTTAAGGTGCGCGAGCGCTTTAAAGAGGCTGCAGAGCATGATGGCTACTTCGGCGGCGGTCAGATTTACATCGACGTTCGATCGCCGCGGGGAATCTCCGCATGGATGGACGACAATGAGCTGCAATCGAAGCTCTTCATGAGCGACAAGAAGATCACGAAAGGCAGCCTCCAGGGTTTCCGGGTAATTGAGCCTATCTGGACCTACCCGGGGATTTATAACTCCGACAACCCGCTGAGCCCGGATTTCTACAAGCCGACGCAGTGGTTTGTCATGGGCCGGACCGTACATGCAAGCCGGATGATTGATTTCGTCTCGCGGCAGGTGCCTGACCTGCTGAAGGCATCGTATAACTTCCGCGGCCTGTCTCTCTCGCAGATTGCCGAGCCATACGTCAATAACTGGCTTCGTACCCGCGACAGCGTCAGCGACATGATTCACTCGTTCTCAGTTCCGGTAATCGGAACAAATATGAGCACGATTCTGCAGGGCGGTGGGGCAGATAGTCTTCTGGCAAGGCTTGATGTCTTCAACCGATGCCGCGATAACCGTGGCGCATTTGCTAAAGACAACAACCCTACCCAGCCAGAAACGGTTGAGTTCGTTAACGCCCCGCTTAACGGTCTGGATGCCCTGCAGGCCCAATCGCAGGAGCATATGTCAGCGGTTTCGAGCATCCCGCTCGTCAAGCTGCTGGGCATTACTCCAAATGGCCTTAACGCAACGTCTGACGGCGAAATCCGCGTTTTCTACGACTACATTCACGCCCTGCAGCAGTCTGTTTTTAAAGACAACCTGAAGCGCGTGATGGACATCATTCAGCTCTCTGAGTTCGGCGACATTGACGATGGCATAACCTTCGACTTTGAGCCGCTGTACGAAATGAGCGCTAAAGAGCGGGCGGAAATTCGCAAAGTAGACGCGGACACTGACGCTGTCTATGTGGCCGCCAGTGTGCTCTCTAACAACGAAGTCCGTGAAAAAATCGCCGGTGACCCGGACTCGCCCTATCACTCTCTGGACCTGAATGATGACCTCGAAATCGAAGACGACTACGACGAAGAGGAAGAAACAGACCCTGACGATAAGGGCGGTTCATCCTAACGCTGGCGTCGAAGCATGGTACCGCCGACAGCTTGATAAGCAGGTGCAGGAAATGCAGGCATCTGTTGTCTACTGGCTGTCGGCAAACTATCGGGCCAGCGGCGCGGCTGTCGCCATGGATGCTTCACCTGCCGTGATGATGCGTAATGCCATGCAGAAACTGGCTAAGCGCTGGACGCGGCGGTTTGATGACATGGCGCAAAAGCTGGCCGACAGGTTCGCTAACGGCGCCATGAAAAACGCAGATGCGTCACTGGCCACAGCCTTCAAAGACGCGGGTTTTACTGTCGAGTTCAAGATGACCTCGCAGATGAATAACGCTCTTCAGGCGACCATCGCCGAGAATGTCGGCCTTATCCGATCCATCCCCGAGAAGTATTTCACCGAGGTGGAAGGGCTGGTTATGCGGTCGGTAGCGCGTGGGCGCGACTTGTCCTATCTCACCGATGAACTCCAGAAGCGATACGGGATTACCCGGCGCCGTGCGGCGTTCATTGCCCGAGATCAGAACAATAAGGCCACCTCAGTCGTTCAGTCTGCGCGACAGCAGGCGCTAGGCATTACCCAGGGTATATGGAAGCACTCCCATGCTGGCAAAGAGCCGCGACCATCCCACGTTAAAGCTGATGGAAAGGTGTTTGAGCTAAGCAAGGGAATGTATCTGGATGGTAAATGGGTGATGCCTGGAGAGGAAATCAATTGCCGTTGCACCTGGTCACCAGTAATACCAGGCCTATCGTAAATAATCAAAATCAATCAAGGTCGCTAAGGCGGCCTTTTTTATTGCCATAAGCGGGGAAGTCTATGGACGAACTCGAATCCTACTCGCTAGCCGAGGATGAGGATAAGTGGATAACCATAAATGGTTCCCACGTCAAAATTGATGAAAATGGAGATGTTGTTGCTGGCGCTGAAGGGAAGATTAATAGTAATAAAAATGAAAAGAAATCAGCCGGGGAAAAACTATCAGCCAATGAAAAGTCAGCCATTTCCAGTTACTCAGGTGACAATTTCTTAAAAATAAACTCAGATCTTCGTAAAGGTAAAGATGAAGACCCTGATGTGGCACGCATTGACTCCGCCATTGGCAAGGGAAGTTTAGAAGGTGGAACGCTTTACCGAGGAATGAGCAGGGAGGACGCAAAAAAACTGTTCCCAGGCGGAGATATTAAAAAAGGAATGGTTGTTTCAGACCCTGCTTTTCTTTCCACATCTAAAGAAAAAAAGATCGCCGGTATGTTCAGCATCGGCGGTGTAATGCTCCAAATAGAAACAAATAAAGGTGACAAGGGGCTGGATGTTACTGGTCTTTCCAGCAACAAGCATGAAGATGAAACATTACTTCCACGCAATGCAAAAATGGAAGTGATTGGAGTGCATCCCCCAAAATCACCGGGGCATCCGGTGACAATAAAGGTCAGATACATAAGCGAGGAAAAGAGACCCGCAATGGACGGGATTACGGAAAGCCTGGCATTTGACCGCGCCTCTGTGCGCACCATCGACGCAAATGGCCGCCTTCAGATTTCACGAACGAATATCAGCAAGGCAAACGTCAACGGATACTACGGACGCGAGATACCAAGAAGCGAAGAACTTGGCCTCGAACCCAACAAGCTTTACCGGCTTTGGCGCCACCCGGACGAGCTCCGGAAAGCAGCCAAAACCTTCAATAACATCCCCGTGCTCAGCAAGCACATCCCCGATTTTCCCACCGACCCGCCAAATGAATTTCGTGTTGGCGTGACGCACTCCAATGCGGAGTTTGACGGCACGTATCTCACGGTTGGTATGTCGATCTGGGATAACAGCGCGATTGCTGGAATTGAGAGCGGAGAGCAGCGAGAGCTATCTGCATCGTACAAGTACGTCGCAGACATGACCCCGGGTGTTACCCCTGACGGCGAGCCTTATGACGGCGTTATGCGTGACATTTTCGGAAACCACGAGGCGCTGGTCCCTGACGGCCGCGCAGGGCCAGATGTACTGGTCGCAGATTCATTACCACCGGAGCTTAATCACATGCGTAAACATAAGGTAGCGGCGATCCGCGCCACCCTTAAGCCACTTCTGGCGCAGGATGCAGATCTGGAGGCAGAAGTCCGCAAAGCTCTTCTGGCTCTTGATGAAGCCGAAAAGGAAGACGAAAAAGAAAACAAACCCGCCGACGACGAAGACGACGACGAGAAGGATAAGAAAAAAACGGCGGACGATGAGGACGACGAAGAAGACAAGGACAAGAAGAAAACCGCCGAAGATGAAGACGATGAAGAAGACGGCAAAGTCTCCAAAACGGCGATGGACTCTGCGATCCGCCTGGCAGCCGACAGCGCAACTAAAAAGGCTGCGGAAAACTTCCGGAAAATCCGTGAAGCCGAGCAGGTTGTCCGCCCGCTGATCGGCGACGTCGTTGCCATGGACTCAGCTGAAGATGTCTATCGCACCGCGCTTGAGCAAAGCGGCGTGGATATCGCAGGCGTTCACCCGTCCGCTTATCCGGCGATGGTCAAAATGGCGATCAGCCAGAAAGAAAATTCACGCCCTGTCATTGCGCAGGATTCCGCTTCCGTCAGTGAGTTCGAAAAAGCATTCCCGACCGCTGGCAAACTGAAACGAGGTTAACATGGCAGGTTTTCAGACACGAATTAACCAGTATCCGGCCCCCGGTGTCGAAGGGGCCTTTGCTGGCACTAACCCTCACGCGACCTATCAGGCTGGCGAGGGTGCTCTGGTTGCTGGTGAGGACGGCCTGACTGTCGGCCGCTTTGCCTGGGACGTCGACGGCGTGGCTTCCAATGCCGGTAGCGGTGTTCCGTCTGGCTTTGTCCATCGTGATGGGCAGGCGTCGATCACCATCTGGCTGGGTCAGGCATCCATGCTTATCCAGCCGGGCCGCGAAATCACCCTGATGGTTGCCGGTGACTTCTGGGCCAAAACGTCAACCGCTGCCACCCGCGGGCAGAAGGTTTTTGCATCCCTGACTACCGGTGAGGTGCAAATCGCAGCGGCCGGCGCAACCGTGGCCGGTTATATCGAGACCGCATTCTATGCCGCAAGCGATTGTGACGCTGGCGAGCTGGTAAAAATCAGCACCTGGAGCAAGTAATGAACGAATTTCAGCGACACTACGCCGCAGCCAGCGGGAAATATGGCATTGTGCTGCCCGGCGCGAAGGAATACCTGAAGCCGGAGTTTGCGGAGAATTACGCGCTGGCGATGGATGCCCAGCCGCAAATGGTTACTGCGAATAACGCCGGTATCCCGGCCTACTTCACGAACTATGTCGATCCGGAACTTATCCGCGTTCTCGTTACGCCGATGAAGGCTGCAGAGATTATCGGTGAAGTGAAAAAGGGCGACTGGACCACGCTGACCTCGCAGTTCCCGATCGTCGAGTCGACTGGTGAAACCAGTGCTTACGGCGACTTCAACAACAACGGCATGACGTCCGCCAACGTCAACTGGGTTCCTCGCCAGTCATTCCATTATCAGACTCACACCCGCTGGGGTGAGCGCGAGCTGGACATGTACGGCGCGGGTCGTATCGGCTATGCCGCCGAGCTCAACGTGGCCTCTGCGCTTGTGCTGAATAAGTTCCAGAACAAGAGCTATTTCTACGGCATCGCCGGGCTGGAAAACTACGGCCTGCTCAACGATCCGTCTCTGAGCGCTCCGGTTACTCCGGCGGCGACTGGTTCCGGCGGTAGCGTTACCTGGGCAACGAAAGACGGGCAGGCTGTATATGACGACATTTCCGGTCGCCTCTATAAGCAGCTGGTTTCTCAGACCAAAGGCCTCGTAGAGCGTACCGATCGCATGGTGCTCGGCATGTCGCCGGAAATGGAAGTCAACCTGACCAAGACGAACCAGTACAACGTGAACGTCACCGATCAGCTGAAGAAAAACTTCCCGAACATGCGTATCGAAACCGCTGTTGAATACAGCACCGACGCAGGCGAGCTTGTGCAGCTGATTGTTGAGCGTCTGGGTGAGCAGGACACCGCTTACGCAGCGTTCACCGAGAAGATGCGCGCCCACGCTGTCGTGGTGGAAGAGTCTTCCTGGCGGCAGAAAAAATCCGGTGGCACCTGGGGTGCAATCATTCGTCAACCGCTGGGCATTGCCAGCATGATCGGGGTGTAACATGGCCGAAACAGTAACTGTAGGATGCAAACTGCCGAACGGCCTGATCCTGGAGCAGGGCGAGTACAAAGTGGAGCTTAACGGCTCCAACTCCTCTCTCGTTGTCGGCGGCTACGGCCTGACCGAAAACGTGGACAAGGAAGCCTTTGAGGCGTGGCTGGCAGTACATGCTGATCAGCCATACGTTCGCAAAGAGCTGGTATTTGCCCAGGCGAAAACCAGCAGCGCTCAGGCGAAAGCGAATGAAAACGCTTCGGAGAAAACTGGTCTGGAAGGTCTGGATCAGAACAACCCGGCACCGGGCATTGAGAAGGCGGACAAAAAATAATGGCGATCGTTGTCTTTGATGTTGCTGCATTTCGTGAGCGTTATCCGGAGTTCGATGCCGTAAGTAATACGCTGCTTAATGCGTACTTCACGGAGGCAACGATTTACCTGAATAACACGGACAGCAGCCCGGTAAAAGATATCTCTATCCGGGCTCTTTTCCTGAACATGCTGGTTGCGCACATTGCGGCGCTGAATTCAGGCGTAAACGGCGAAAAGGCTTCTGGTCTGGTTGGCCGTGTGGCAAGCGCATCTGAGGGGTCAGTGTCAGTATCAGCTGACGCAGGGCCATCAAGCGAAAGCTCCTGGTGGTATAAGCAGACTACTTACGGGTCAGCTTACTGGGAAGCCACAAAGCCTTACAGGACCGGTTTTTATGTCCCTGGCTCATCCCCTTCAATGTACCCGGGCCATTATAACCGTCGTTCATTCATCCGGAGGTAGCTATGGATGGAATGTCAGGCGGCGATAAGCTGATGGAGCACCTGCAGTCTATCGCAAAGGGGCTGTCCTCTGGCGATGATTTGAAGGTGGGTTTCCTTGAGGGGGCTAAGTACCCAGACGGGACGCCGGTAGCACTTGTGGCAGCCACTAACGAATTTGGCGGCACTGTAAAAATCCCGGCGCATACCAGGGATTTGAACTTTTACGTTCGACGTGACGGCGTTTCGCGCTTCGCAAAGCCATCAAAGGCCAATTTCGCGCAGTCAGTAATGATACCCGAGCATATCGTTACGATCCCATCCAGGCCGTACTTCAGGAAGACCATTTCTGAACATGGTCCGGAGTGGGGCGGAGAGCTCGGGAAGCTCATGAAGGCAAACGATTTTGACGCCCGCAAGAGCCTGGCGCTGATGGGGGAGCGGATCAAGGGGCAGATTCAGTCGTCAATCATCGCCTTTTCTGAACCGCCGAACGCAAAAAGCACGGTCGACAAAAAAGGGTTTAATGACCCGTTAATCGACTCGGCCCACATGCTGAACTCGGTCGACTACGAGGTGAAAGAGTGAATCTTCATTCCATAGTGCGAGGCGCCATTAGTGCGGTTAATCCTCGCGTCGAGGCGCAGATTTACCGCTCGATCGGACCAATCAAAAACCCGGATTACTCGACCTCTCCAGGTTTCGCGCCGCCGGTAACGATGATGGTGCAAAAGCAGGCGCTGAGTCAGGCTGATATCAGGCACATGGATAACATGAACATCCAGGGTGTGCTGGTCAGTATCTGGACGGATGGCAACTGGTGTGGGATTAACAGGGAGCGGCAGCAGGGCGGCGATAAGTTCGTTATCGGCAATGAAACATGGCTGGTTGTGGATGTGCCTGAAATCTGGCCGGACTGGACGAGGGTTATCGCATGTCAACAATTGACGTAGGCCTGCAGGTCACTGAAAGCGATCTGTTTAAGGCGACCGGCGATTTCCTTTCAGCTCTTTTCCCGGACGCAGAAGTCACACAGACACAGCAGAACCAAACCCCAATGCCGAAAGGCGGTTTCATTACCATGACGCCGCTTTTCCTGAATGACCTCTCAACCAGTGCTGTCGATTACGAGTATGACGGCGTCAGTGATTATGGGCGGGCAGAACTTCGCCGCGTTGATGAATGGCAATGTCAGCTCGATTTCTACGGAGATCAGGCGCAAAACAATGCCACCATCTTTTCGCGCATTGCCCGCTCCGAATTCGCATGCACCTGGTTCAGGGAAAACGCAAATGTCCTGGTACCGCTATATTCCGGCCCCCCGCGGCAAACCTCGATGATCAACGGCGAGAAACAGTGGGAACCCCGCTGGACGCTTGAATTCCACGCAAACCCGCTGATTGTCGTCAGCGTTCCTCAGCAGTTTATGACAGGCGCAGATGTGATATCGCAGCCGGTCGACGTGAGATTTCCTCCGGAGAAATAATAAATGGCAATTTCGCTATCAAAAATCGCCCAGATGCTTCCCGGCGTACTGAAGGCGACAGGGACGGCTATTGATCTCAATGGCCTGTTCCTGACCGACAGCGCATACGCGCCGGTTGGTGCAGTACCCTCATTTTCCAGTGCGGATGAGGTAAAGACATACTTCGGCAGCGCGTCGATTGAGTACACCGCCGCGGTGCTGTATTTCGCCGCTTTCACCGGTAAAACGCAGATGCCTGGCAAGCTGTATTTTAGCCGATTCAATACCGCAGCAGTGGCTGCATTCCTTCGTTCCGGATCGCACGCCGCGACTACGCTGGCACAGCTCAAGTTGCTTTCGGGTACGCTGACTCTGACCGTTGACGGCACGGAGGAGACTTCTGCGGCTATCAACCTCAGCGGCGCGACCAGTTTTGATAACGCGGCAGAGCTGATTGAAACCGGTATTGGCTCCTCGGTTGTAGTGACCTGGGATAGCGTGCTGAAGAAATTCATCATCACCTCTGCCACCACAGGCGTGGATAGCACCATTACCTTTGCCGATGAAGGTACGCTTGCTACGGGTCTGAAACTGACCGAAGCGACCGGCGCCGTGATCTCTCAGGGTGCGGCGCCGGCAGTGGTTGACGATATCTTTACTGCCATTCTGGCCAAAGAGCAGGACTGGGTAACATTCTCCACGACATTCGCTGTCACCAAAGACCAGGCCAATGCGTTTGCGCTCTGGACAAACAGCCAGAACCACCGCTTTGCCTATGTCCCTTGGGACGCATCAGGAACGGCAATCGTGGCGGGCAGCTCGAATGCTCTGGTGTACGACATCATCAACACCTACGCCTATAACGACACCTGCCCGGTGTATGGTTATCCGAACCACGCAGCAAACGCGATGGGGTTTGTGGCTGCGCTGAACTTCACGCAGGCCAATGGGCGCTGTTCTCTGAATGGTCGTCAGGTGTCCGGCCTGCTGCCGATGATCAGTAACGATACTGATTACGAGGCGGCCAAGGCCAACGGCTATAACTTCTACGGCAACTATGCCTCGAATGCCGTCGAAACCAACCAGTGGGCGCCCGGCTCTATTACCGGTGATTACGCCTGGCTTGACGCATGGGCTGGTCAGGTATGGGTAAATGCTCAGCTTCAGGCGGCTCTCGTTGCACTGTTCCAGCAGGCGAGCAATCTGCCCTACGCAGCAGCCGGAAAAGCTCGCATTGAGTCGTGCATGAAGCCGACCATTGAGCAATTCAGGGCGTGGGGTGGCATGACGGCGGGCACCGATCTTGACCAGTCGCAGATCGACCAGATTAACGCCATCGCTGGCGTCGATGTTACGGATTCGCTTCTGGCTGAAGGGTATTACGTCTACATCGGCCCGTTCACCCCGGCAATGCGCGCCGCGCGTACCAAGCCAACGGTTTACTTCTGGTACACCGACGGCGGGATCATCCAGGGTATCACCGTTAACAGCACGGAGGTGCAGTAATGGCCGGTCAAAATATTACGTCGGCAGACGCCATCATTGAGCTGGTAATCGCTGAGCTCTACCCGTCAGGGTTTAACCTGGAGCAGTTCGAAGCGCAAAACATCTTCGAAATGGGTGATACCGATACGGCAGAGTACCAGCGTACTGCTGACGGTAAACTGCTGGGCGGTTTTGTTTATGGTGATCTGCCGTGGACATTCCATCTGGCTGCATCCTCACCGTCAATTAAGTACATCGACAACTGGCAAACCACGCAGATGACCACGAGGTCTGTGCTGCGTGTCAATGGTACGGTGATCCTGCCATCGCTGGGTAAAAAGTACATCATGACCAACGGCATCCTGCAGCGCGCGCGCCGTATGCCGTCTGCCGGCCGTGTGCTTCAGCCGGTAACTGGGCTTATCCAGTGGGAAACTGTCACCCCGGCAGACTACTCAGCGTAAACAATCAGCCCGGCTTAGTCCGGGCTTTTTTATTCCTGCAACAAATCGCGCATTCGCGTGCGCTTCTTCCAGCAAGAGCTTTCCGTAGTGTGAGTCTGAGGCTGGGCGGTGGATTTCATCGTTCCGCTCTTGGCTGCCCATGTCTACGCGAACAGGCTCGCACCACAGAAAGGTAAATACGATGAAGCATCCAACCGTTTCAGTAAACGGCGTTTCCGTTCGTGTCGACGAAGAGGGACGCTATAGCCTTAATGATCTCCATGCGGCCGCCGTGGCAAATGGGGAGGCTACAGAGTCCCAGCGCCCGAGCGTATTCCTCAGAAGCGCCCAAATAAAACGCTTCATTAAGGCGCTTCAATCCAAAGCACTAAAAAGTGCTTCGGAACAAAATCAACAGCTTAAGGTGATAAAAGGCGGTTCTGAATCAGGAGCGTGGGGCGTCGAGCTACTTGCTATTCGATACGCCGCCTGGATTAAACCGGAGTTCGAAATTGAAGTGTATGAGGTATTTCGAACCGTTGTCCGTTTGGGGATCGGCGCCATGTCCAGGCTGAATAAAATAGACCATATCATCAACACTGAAACCAAAGCGATTAGTCAATGCGCAAGCCAGATGGCCAGGTGGGGCGTAGGTGGCCGCAAGAAATTGCTCCACGCAGCACGCGATCGGGTAGCTGATGAGGTGCAGATGTATTTGCCCGGTATCGCATGAATGCAAGCGGCCCGCCACGGTGGGCTTTTTTATTGCCAGATCACTCATTCAGGAAACAAAAATGGCTCGTAAAAGCATCGTATTCACGGTTGAAGCAAATAACCGTGACAAGGGTAAGCAGTTCAAAATCACCGAAATGCCGGCGAGAAAGGCCGAGGAGTGGGCGATCCGCCTGGCGTGCGCTGTGATTGGCGCCGGCGTTACCGTCCCCGACAATATGATGATGGCCATCGGTGCTGCGGTAGCTCCGGCCCCAGCCGAGGATAACGCAGAGGCTCGCGAGCTGTACGAAAGCGTGATGGCCAGCGGTATGGCCGGTCTCGCTCAGTGGGGTATCACTTCACTGGCTAAAGTTCCGTTCGCACAGTCTAAACCTCTGCTTGATGAGTTGCTTGGCTGCGTGAAATTCCTCGGCGGTAACGGTATCGAAACAGCGCTTGTTGACGAAGGGCAGATCGAAGAAATCAGCACCTGGTCGCGCCTGAAAATCGAAGCCTTCAAACTCCATATCGCTTTTGTAGCAGCCACCGCAAGTTAGAAATACCCCTATCCGTTCCGGAAGATTCAGATCGCGGCTTCATACAGTACGAGAACGTACCGCGCACTATTGCCGCGGTAATCTCCGGGAAGATGGCAAAACTCCACGAACTGGACACGGTGTACAGCGTCCAGGATATGTGGTGGCTGATTGAAATAATGACCGTGGATAACACCAACAGAGCCATAGCGGAGAGTGATCATGGCAGCAACGGTAATTGACGCCCTCCTGGTTACGCTGGGCCTTGATACTTCTCAGTTCCGCAAAGGCCAGCAGGAAGTCAGTGATGACCTGAAAAAGCAGCGCGAAGACGCCAAAAATACCGCCAAGGAAATGGCGGAGCAGGGCAAGAAAGCCGCTTCGTTCTTCAGCAGCATAAAGACGGAACTTCTGGCACTGACAGGCGTTACCGTCACTGCCGGCGGCCTGATGAGCTTTGTGAAAAGCACCACTTCCGGCCTGATGGATTTATCGATCCAGTCGAAAGCACTGGGGCTATCGGCCCGTGAGCTTGACGGCTGGTCAAAGTCAGCTGAGGCGGCAGGAAGTTCGGCTGAGAAGATAAGCGCTTCTCTTCAGGGGTTTCAGGGGGCCATACAGGGCGCCAGGGTCGGCGATTACAGTAGCTCTATTTTTGGTGGACTTGCGCAGTTAAATGCGCTGACGGGCCAGAATTTTGACGTGTGGGGACAGGACGCCAGCTCTCTGGCCAAAACATCCCTTGATGCGCTACGAAAAATTAGCGATCCAAACCTTCGCCGGCAGGTTGGGTTAAGTCTTGGATTTGATGATGCAACCTTGCAGCGCAATCAGGAAGGAAAATTCCTGCCTGATGTTGACCGCCTGACCACAAGCTCCGGTATTACAGACGCCTCAACCAAAGGCGCAAAAGAATTTACAGCCGCATGGGCGGAGCTGGGGCAAAACCTCGACACGGTAAAAAACCAGATTTACGTGGGTTTGATACCAACTATTCGCGATCTGAATGGTCTCCTCATTGAGTGGTCGTCTGGTAACGCAAAATCCTCTTCATTCTTCAAAGAGCTGAAGCGGGACATTAACGACATAACTGGTATTGACCTGGGTAGCTGGACGCTCTCAAGCGATCTTCGTAACCTCAAAGATAACTTTTCCATGCTCGGGAAAGTGCTTAACCACCTGGGTAATGCTTTAAACGAGCTCAATAATGGCAACTTCTCTAAGGCTGCCGATGAGTTTAAAAAGGCGTGGTACGGCACTGAAGACGGTAAGCCTACCGGTAATGATGCACTGCCCGGAGTGACCAAGGCAGCTGAGCAGGCGCTGAAGAAAAACGGCGGAACGCTGGATTTTAAACCCGATCAGGATTCTGCGTATTTAAGCCCGCAGCAGCAGGCAACGCAGAAAATGCTTGATGCCGTTAAGTTTCAGCCACTTCCTGAACAGCGTCGTCAGCAGCAGGACGAGAGAGACTACTGGGAAAGCACCAAAAATCTCCTGTCAAAAATCGCTGACGCCCTGATCTCTCCAGCGGGCGCAGCAACAATTCAGCCTGACACCTCGGGATACCAGCCAAACGTCCCGCTTAACGCGCAGGCCGTTCGTCTTGGCGCTAAAGGAAAGGCTTTTCTTCAGGCAATGGCTGGCGAATTCGGGGCGCTGGAAGGTAAATATGGACTTCCTGCCGGACTGCTTTCTTCGTTATCAGCCGCTGAATCTGGTGGCGACCCCTACGCAGTATCACCCAAAGGAGCAAAAGGCCCATTCCAGTTTATGGATGGAACGGCCAGGGATTTGGGCTTGAAAGGCATGGATGTTTATGACCCCCACAAGTCAGCTGATGCCGCTGCAAGATACCTTCGCTATCTGCTGGATGCTACTGGTGGCGATCTGGAAAAGACCCTTGCTTCCTATAACTGGGGGCTCGGAAACGTCCAGAAGAAAGGTATGGATAACCTGCCGTCGGAAACTCGCAATTACGTCCCTAAAGTCATGGCCGGAATGCGCCCTGGCGCCGGGATGGCCGTAGACCGTGCGATGCCAGGGCAGTCCGGTGCGACTTATCAGTTTTATGGCACCAAAATCACCACCCAGGCCCAGAACGTGGAACAGCTTACCAGCGACATCAAAAAGCACGGCGACAACCGTGTCATGCTTTTGGCTGGTTACTCAGGACAATAACTCATGTCGTTTTCTCTGAATGTCTCGACAGTGCTATCCGCCATTCAGGGAGGAAGCCTGTTATCCGTCCTTAACAGCGCCCTGTCGCCAACTTACCGGATCACCTATAACACCGTTGATGAGTCGCTTTTGACGGCTGCAGCCGGGCAGGAGGTTTTCTCTCCGTCCGGCTGGGTTAGCGTTGATCGCTACGGTGACGCAGCGGTGACTAAGGGACCGGTAGAAAAGGGGCGGTACACGTCCTATAACAAAGTGAAACAGCCGTCTGAACTCAGGATCATTTTTGCCCTTGAAGGGTGGACGGCTTTTTCCGGGTCCCTTCCCAACCTGACCAACTTCTCCCTGCTGAGCCGGAACAATTTCATTCAGAAACTGGATGAGATGAAAAACACGGCCAGTACCTACAACATCGAGACACCTGATACGGTGTATTACAGCTACGATCTGACCCACTTTGATTACTTTGTGGGGTCGTATCGTGGGCAGACGTTGTTGATGGCGAACTGCACTTTCGAGGAGATCATGGACGGCGGGGAGGTCATGCTTTCAAACGCTGTAATTGAAGGCCCACCGACCAGCAACGCGAAAACCAACAATGGCACCGCAGCCTCAACGCAGGTGATCACCGGAGCAACGAAAGAGGTGACATTGAGCGATGTCAAGAATGCCTGGTCAAGCGCTGATACAACCTTATCAGACGCTCTCCAGACGACAGGGGCGGCGATTGTTTCTAACGTTAACTCGGCTGCCGAGTCGGTCTCTAAGGCGTGGGACAGTTCTTCTACTGCAGTTTCTAAGCAGATAAAAAGCACAGTCTCCGACTTTCTGGAAAAGGTGATGTGACATGCAGGAAATTAGCTTATCACCGTCACTATCCCAAAAGGTGTATGTCACGCTTGGCGGCCAGAACTGCGCTATCAAGTTGCATCAGCGCTCTACCGGGTTTTACGCCGATCTGTATGTCGATGACAAGCCGATATTTCAGGGCGTTCTCTGCCTGAACTGTGTTTACCTGGTTCGGTATAAATATCTGGGTTTCAGTGGTGATCTGGTTTTCGTTGACTCGAAAGGCACAGCCGACCCCTATTACGACGAAATCGGCACCAGATTCAAGCTGTATTATGCGACGAGCAGTGAGGTAGGCAGATGAGTTACAAAGAGAGAGAGCTTACTGTATCGTTCACGCTGGCTAACGGCACGTTTGACGGTGGCATCGGAAATACCCTGATAGTTAAAGGGTTCAAATGCGAGGCGGCTATATCTGCCTTTGGCGGCGCTACTGGCACGATGATGGAGCTAAGTCTGTGGGGGTTGTCGCTGGAGAACATGGCCAAGCTGACGACCAACGCGCAAAAAATAATCGCTGCTGAGCAAAACGCTATCGTCGTTTATGCCGGTGATACCCGTGTTTTTTCCGGGTCGATAACATCTGCCAGGATTAACCTGAACCAGATGCCTGATGCGCCGATTGAGATAACCGCGGCGGCAGCCGGAAGGGAGCGCCTGATCCCATGCGAGCCAACGTCCATTCGTGGCGATGCGGATGTGGCTGACATGATCCGCGCTCTTGCCTTTAAAGTTGGGCTGAAATTCATCAATGTTGACGTCAAGAGTACCGAACGAAACCCGGTATACAAAGGCAATGCGATAAAGCAGATCATTGAAATAGCAGCTGCGCATAAAATAACGGTAAATATTGATTTTGGCACCGTCACCATTTACACAGGTAAAAAGCCTTCAGATTCCGTTGTCCCATTAATTTCTCCAGAGCATGGCCTCATTGGGTATCCAATTTTTTATGACATGGGGATTAACTTTCGCTGCATTTACTCCCCGACTCTGAAACTGAACACCAAAATCATCCTTGAGACTGACCTGCCACACGCAAGCGGGGAATGGATTATTCAGGCCGGAACCACTCATTACCTTTCCTGTAAAGTTCCCGGTGGTCTGTGGGAAACGTTCGTTGTGGCCGCGCCGGGATATCTTGTAAAAGGGAACGAAAATGCTAACTAACCAGACTCCTGAGAGCGTGTCATCGCAGGGTAATGCCATATTATCGCTGCTACATTCAGCGCTGAAGGGAATGACGTTTGTCGATATTGTTCTGGTTAGAGAGGTTGAGGGCGATGTGTTGACCGTTCTCCCCCTGGTCAATGATGTAGACGTTTCTGGCCGGGCCATTGCCAACCAGGACGTTTACCAGATCCCATACCTCAGACTTCAGGCGGGAAACAGCGCGGTAAAAATGGAGCCAAGGCCAGGAGATATTGGTCTGGTTGTGGTTTGCGACAAGGACACGACGAACGTTAGGGAAAGCAGAGCGGAAGGCCCGGCGCCAACGCAGCGCCGGCACTCGTATTCCGATGCGATGTACATAACCGCAATAGCCAGCATGAATGGCGAGCCGACTGAATTCGCAGAGTTTACCGGGATTGGCATAAACATAAAGAGCCCCGGCGTTATTAACATCAATGGCTTGAAAGTCCATCCCAGCGGACAGCTTGAGCTTGTCGATGGTTCTATCGTTGATGGACACTCTCATGGCGGAGTACAATTCGGAGGAGACAGAACCGATCCTCTGGAGCCGTGATGAAAAAATTAATAGTCATTTCAGCATTTATTCTTTTTGCCTTATCTCCGCCAGCCATATCAAAGCAGATAACATCACATTTAAAAATGGTTGATGGTTATTTTAATGGAATCTTAACGGCAAATGATGACGAGCCGATATGGTTTGGTATCTTGGAGTTTGACTTTTTAGGCAGTCAGCACCTAACCTGCAGAATGGACTCAATGCACACCTCTGGAGATGCGCCGGACAGGATGTCGTCAGTAAACTACCGTTGCCAAAATGGGTTTTCTGTCCAACTATCAAAAAATGAAAATGACAGGTACGCTATTTTAAACCTTCAAAACATAAACTTTGAAAGCGGAGAGGAAAGCCAGCTAGGTAGTTACAAGGTCACCTCATCAATTCCTTTAACGATGATTGAAAATAATAAATATAATGATGATTTGTTTAATAAGAAAAATGCCGAGAGGGAGCGGTGGGTAAAGGAAAATACTGTTGACGTTTTTTCCGCATGCGACATTATCATGTCATCCCACCTTCTGGCTTATCAAATGGTTAATGCTGGAACACAAAATAACAGCGCAGGCAGGAATGAAATAAGGAGTGCGTTGTCAAAACTTTACCCAAAAAATGCGGATGAAATGGCACAATCATTTATAAGCTTTCACTCTGGCGACAAAGATCCTTTTGGAATGCCGCTTACATTTGGAGTCAAGGGGCGCATGATTAAAATGTGCATGGATCAGCCAGGTGATTACATACCTGAGTTTGGTTCGCTGGTCATGTCAGGTAAAATATTCAGATAAAATTTTCTTATTTATAAAATACTGCAATTAAATAATAGACCTCGCTTCGGCGGGGTTTTTTATGGGCGAAATCCATGAAAACAATCTCTCTCAAACTCGATCCCGACACCTGGGACCTTGTCCTTGATGAGCTGGGTAATATCGCCACGGTAGAAAACCCCTACGCCTGCGCTCAGGACGTAGCGACGGCATGCCTGGCTATACGCGGCGAATGCATTTACGAAAAAGACACCGGCGTTAATTACAAAGAGCTGCTGAACGTTAAGGCCAGCACCGGAGCCATGGCGGCTGCGCTTCAGGTTGAAGCGTTGCGAATGAGCTATATCGCGCGAGCTGAGCCGACGCTGATTAACAACCGAGATACGCGCCGCACTACCGGCGTTATTGCGATCGTGGATACCAACGGCCTGGATTCCAGCGTCACCCTGTGAGGAAAAAATGACGACAATCTCTACGGCGGTACCGGCCGTGACCTTTTCCACCACCGGCCTTGATGTTCCAGATGAGGGAGACATTCTTGCCGGGCGTATAGCAGATATTGGTTCTGCATTCGGGACAGCGATGAGCACGAACCTTAAGACGCCGCAGGGGCAACTGGCTGTCACTGATACTGCAATCATCGCTGACAAAAACGATCAGCTTCTGGCTATCGTCAACAACATGAACCCGGACTTTTCCTCCGGCAGATTTCAGGATGGCATCGGCAGGATTTACTTCCTCGACCGCATTGCTGCGGCGGGCACCGTTGTAACGGCCACATGCTCCGGCGTGCCGGGAACGGTAATTCCCGCACAGTCCTATGCAACCGACGATAACGGTTATATGTACGTGTCTTTGGCGGCCGGAACGATAGGCGCAGACGGGACGGTAAAAATCGAGTTCCAGAACCTGACTACCGGGCCGATAGCTTGCCCAATAGGGACTCTGACAAACATCTATGTCGCGGTAAGTGGCTGGTCGAGCATTACCAACGATACCGCAGGCGTTCCGGGATCAAATGTGGAAGGGCGATCTGCCTTTGAGTATCGGCGCCGTCAGTCGGTAGCGCGTAACGCCTTCAACACGGCTGCAGCCGTGCGTGCTGCCGTTCTGGAGGTAGACGGGGTGCTTGATGTCTATGTCATCGACAACAAAGAACCAACCACCGTCGATAAAGGCTCGACGAATTACACGCTTCTGGCCAGCTCTATTTATATCGGGGTTTATGGCGGGGCGGTCGCTGACATTGCAGCGGCCATCAATAAAAAGCTTCCCCCCGGTACCGTCATGAACGGTGACACCACTGGAACCGTGCAGGATACCGAAAATTATGACGCTCCTTATCCGGAGTACACCTACAGGTGGAAAACGCTGGATGCGGTGAGCGTTCATATCAAGGTGGAATACGAGGCGAATGACAGCCTTCCCTCGGATATCAACGCGCAGATCAGAACGGTCGTCCTGAATGCCTTCTCCGGCGCAGATGGCGGCACCCGGGCGCGTGCCGGCGCGCGAATTTATGGCAGCCGGTTTATCGGCCCTATCCAGGCGCTTGATGCACAGAACATGAACGTTCTCTCGGTCCAGATCTCTCTGGACGGAACCACCTGGTCGAGTGCTTTGACCATGGGTATTGATCAGGAGCCGACTCTTGATGCGACAAACATCACAACGGAGGCGGTAAGTGAATAACGTCGACTGGACGATCTACGCGCAGTATGTGAACTCAACAAGCCTGCGGTCGCTGATTGATACCTTTAACGCTTCTGTCGCGCCTGAGGACTGGATAGACACGTTCTATGACCTCGTCTTCAACATCGAGACATGCGGCGATTACGGGCTGATGTGCTGGGGGAAAATCGTTGATGTTGAGCGGTTGCTAACCGTCACGCCATCACAACAGTTTCTGGGGTTTGGCGAAGCTACCAGCACCCCGGCAGAACTCACCGATCCGCAGCCATTTAACCAGGCACCTTTCTATACCGGCGTTCAGGACACAAATACTGTCGTCCTGACCAATGACGCATACCGCAAGCTGATCATGTGCAAAGCGATGGCGAACATCAGCGACTGCACTGTGCCGGTCATGAATCGCATGCTGATGTACATGTTCGGAGACAGTGGGCGGGCTTACGTGCGTGACGATGGCAACCATGTCATGAGCTACGTCTTTGAGTTTCAACTTTCCGATTCGGAGCTGGCCATAGTGCAAAGCTCCGGCGCGCTTCCTTCCCCTCCCGGGGTAAAAGTTAATATCGTTCAGGAGGTCTGAATTGAATAATTCAGCCATACCGTCACGTCTGACGGTTGTCTTTTCTGTGAGCGGCGACAAAAACACGATCCCGGTCAATTCCACCTCTGAAACGCTGGCTGATGGCCTGGCGGCGATGGACTCCGGGTTCCCGCCCCTGACCCGCATCGCACTCTCTGCCGGCGGTAAGCCGCCAAAGGGGCAGGACTTTAACGGGATTTTCAATGACGTTTACACGCGCCTGCAATGGTCGGCTGCCGGGATGGGGTACCCCTTTAACGCGGATTTCAGAACGGCAATTTCCGGCTACCCGAAAGGCGCGGTGATCCCATCCAGCGATTACTCGGTGTCATGGCTCAACACCATCGACTCCAATAACACCGCACCGGAAAAAACCGATGCCACTGCATCTGGCTGGATGCCTTCATGGGGCTGCGGATCGGCGAGCATTTCAATATCGACGGCTAACGTTAATGCCACCGATCTGCAGGCGGCTAACCCCCGGCTCATTCTCACCGGCGCGCTAACTGGTAACCGGGTCCTTTATCTTCCGCCATGGGTGAAAGACTGGACCATTGAAAATAATTGCACCGGCAGCGCTTACTACGTTCAGATCCGCACCAGGGCTGCGGGCGCGACCGTTGTCAGCAAGCCGGGGACAGTCACCCAAATTCATTCTGACGGAACCAACGTAACCTCCCTTTCAAAGCCGCACGGAAACATCGCTTACGCAGTCAACGGGACGTATTCGTTCGTCGTGCCTGCAGGGGTAACGCGCATTCGTTACACCGTGACAGGTGCAGGCGGATCAGGAAGCGGTTGTCAGGCGTCATCCTCAAGTGAGTCCTATAGCGGCGGCGGGGGCGGGGCTGGCGGTACAGCTTTAGGCTGGCTGGATGTTGTTCCGGGAACGACGTTATCCGTTGTCGTAGGCAAAGGCGGCGCAGCGGTATCAGGCGCCGTGTCCGGCAATGACGGCGGTGACTCTTCTTTGGGCGGGATCATATTCGGACGGGGCGGGAAAAAATCCAACAAGGCCAGCATCGTGAACAGCGCCGGGGGTGATGGCGGTGTTGCGTCAGGTGGCGATGTCAACATTCAGGGAGGTACCGGTCAGGACGGCCAGGCCGCAACCAACATGCTTACCGGTTCTGGTGGAGCTTCGTTCTGGGGTGGTGGTGGCCGTAGCGGCGCAACCGGCGGCGTGAAAGGGAAAGCGGCAGGCTCCGGTGGTGGTGGTGCATACGATATTGATTTCAGCGGAATAGCTTACCCATCAGGCGATGGCGCCGATGGCATTGTGCATATCGAGTGGTAATAACAGGAAAAATTATGGCGACTACCGACACACAGCAAACGGCACAGTTCGCGGCAGAGGCATCCGTGAGTGCCGCAGAGGCAAAACAGTACCTGATCGAGGTCCAGCAGGGCTATCAGGATATTAGCGCCACCACTCAGGAAGCGATTAATGCGGCGACAGCGGCAGAAGCAGCGAAGACTGCGGCGGAAACATCTGAGCAAAGTTCCTCAGCTTCTGCAGTTGCCTCATCCGAATCGGCAACGGCAGCTGCAGGTTCTGCTGCACAGGCTGAAGAGTATGCAAATAACGCTTCTGACTACGCACAGAATAAGTTCACGTTCTATAAAACCTCAAGTGACCCGGATGGAACTATAGCGGGACTGGCGGCTACAACCAATGGGCAGTCGTTTCGCGTAGCTCAGGGTGTGGATGGTATGGATGCTTTCATTACCTACCAGAACGACAATGGCGTAGCGGTAGCGCAGGCTGCGCAGCCTGGAACCGCAGCAGTGACTGGGACTATTCGCGAATTTCCTACACTGGCAGCGGCACAGGCAGACGCAGATGCTGGCAATATCCCGGCTGGGTCAACTGCTTATTACCGCAGCCCTGATGATACTGCGCTTGCTATTGAGGTTATCAACAATAGTGGAACTCTGTCAGCGACGGGTAGGGTTATGCCATCTCAGGGTTATGTTGATGTCACCATCAGTGAGTCCATTGATAAAAATGATGACAGTAACTTATCAAAATCCATTACCTCAGACGGAATCACAACTGAGCTGGAGACTGAGTCCGGAGAAAAATTCTTCTCCGGAATGAATGAAAGTCTTCAGGAAATGGCATCGCGAAGCTGGAAAGACAACACCTCTAATCTTCATTCAGCTACAGATAGAGACGGGGTACAGCTCGTTATTACCGATGCAGAAGGTAAAATCCGTATCCCTCTTACTAATTTTCCGTTGCAGGATCTGCTGGCTCAGGTTCAGCCTGTCCCGGGGCCGTTTCTCAACACGCTGAGCTCCGCTGACAAGGCGGCATATGGCTATATTGATGAGCTGGGCGGTCTTAATCTCCCGGGTCTTCCGACATCTGTTAACAATATGCTGAATGGCCTGTCCCGCCGCGTACAGCAGCAGGCAGATGGCCGGTTTCTCACAAGTATCAAGGACTATGGCTGGGACCCAAACAGCCAGGAAGATGCACGGCAGGTGATTCAGCGCGCAATCCGGGATATGGCCCGAAACCCTTACGGCGGGGTAATTTATCTCCCACCGGGTATTTACCGGTTGAGCTCTTTCCTCACGCCCGCGCCGAACGTATCGATTATTGGCGCCGGTACCGGCAAAACAATCCTGATGCCGTATGGCTCATATTCGGCGCTCCAGTTCACCACATCACCGACGAATCCCGTCCCGGAATTGACGGATTTTGTGTATTCCGATTTTGAGGTGGATTGTCAGGACCAGGTGTTGCCTGACGAAGGTTATCTCCCCAGGACTAAGGGGCTGTATTTTAACTTCTACCGCCGCGGCCACCTGCACCGCCTGCGGGTGAGGAACTCTGGTGCGACGGGTATCGGCATCGATTTTGCTCGCGATTCCGTGATTACTGAATGCGTGGTGGAGAATTTCGGTCGGCTGGCACCGTCGGGTAACGATAACCCTGCGGGGGCATCTGGTCTCGGGTTAGGGGCTGGCGGTACGCAGAGCGAGCCGCTGTATGTTGCTGGCAACTTCTGCCGCAACGGGAAGAATTTCGGCATCTTCCTTGAGAAACAGCATGGTACAAATGCCCCTTACAGCTCTGAACACACCATCATCATGGGGAATACCTGCACCGGTAATAACGGCGGGATGGGGGATTGCGGTGTGGACGGTATGATCATGATCGGAAATAACTTCTCCGAAAATAATTATGGTGTCGTTATCAGTCCAGGAACCGTACTGGCATACCCCGGTTCGCGCGGGCGCCTGCAGGGCAATATTATCGCCAAAAATGCCAGACATGGCGTCTATTACAACAGCACGACAGAGCAGCGTGACGGCGAATACCAGATCGATGGCAATACCATCCGTGATAACGGAGAAGACGGGATCAACTTTAAAGCCCCAGGGCAAGAAGTGCGCAGCATGTTTATTCAGGGGAATGATGTTTACCGTAACGGTCGCCATGGTTTCCATCTGGAAGACGGCACAGCCATCAATATGGACGTAGTTAATAACCGCTTCTGGAATAACGGCCTGACCGCTGCCGGAAACGGAATTAACCTGGCCTCAGAGGTAAAACTCAGCTCGTTCAGTGGCAATAAAATTCGCGACATCCAGGCTACACCCACTCAGCAATATCCGGTTAATGCCACTGGCGCACTGACCGACGTCGATATTTCGTTTAACCACTGCGTTGGCAATGCACAGAACACGCTTAATCTGACCGGCACACAAACCCGCGTCACCACTCTGAACAATCCAGGAATCTGACAATGGCAACTCAAATCAAGAGCAATAAAACTTATCAGGGCGATGCTGCCGCACTTCCTTCCCCGCAGGCCCCTATGCCGAAACTGGCCAGCCTTTACCTGGACTTTGAGAAAGAGCTTTATATTGCCCTCGGCAGAACAACAGGTAATGCAATTCGCTCCCGCCGTCTGGCTGACGTGGTAACCTTTACTCGCGCATCAGAAACTACCCGAGTGAACAAAAGCGGCCTGATAGAGTATCTGGCGTCCGGTGAAGCTGCGATCGAATATGACCCGATTACTGGTGAGTGCCTGGGGCTGCGCGTTGCTGCGGGAACAACAAACCAGGTGGCAAACAGCGAAAACTTTTCTGGCACGACCTGGACAAAATCGGGCGTGTCCACCACGGCCGCCAAAACAATCGCACCTGATGGTAACGTCTTTGCATCACCCTTCAATGAAAGCACTGACAGCGCTGATACTGTGCACTTTATGCAGGAAAATTCCACTCCGGCCGCCACCGTGGGAAGTCCTGTCACATTCAGTATTTTTGCGAAAGCGAATACCGCGAGTGTTATCCAGCTGGTCGCTCAGGGTGCAGTAACAACGACGCAGTTTGCAAACTTCGATCTGGTCAACGGCTTAAGAACCCGTAGCTCGTCCGGCATCCTGCAGACAAGTATGCGGAAATATAAAAATGGCTGGTACCGTCTGAGTATCACCATTACCCCTGCGGGCACAGCCTCCCCGCAGTTCACACTGGCGCTTGTGAATGATGTGACATCAGCCGCTGCGTTGCCAGCCTATACAGGTTCAGGGAAGGGTGTTTACATCTGGGGGGCGCAGATTGAAAACTGGGATGGTGTTACGCCATACATTCCAACGTCAGGAGTCGCAGTGACGCGCCCGGACGAAGTTTGCACTGTTCGCCAGGACCTGGATTTTATGGCTACAGATCGCGGCGCTATTTTTGCTGATTACAACATGCCCGCCAGCCTGCAGGCGATGAGCGGGGTTTATAATGCCGGGCAAGCCATTGTCTGCCTTGACAATGATTCTGTGGCTGAGTATGTGAACTTTATGAACCGTCGCATCAGTAACAG